AGTCTTCTGTGGATTATGTTTGATGGGATGAATATAGTCCATTATAGATTATATTCATTCTTCATGTATTTAGCAAAGTTGCCAAGGTTTTTATTTTGATTGTTCATCGGAATTTTATTTCCAGAAAGATTAACCGGACGATCGTTTGCGTTGACGACATGGAAATATGCTGGTACTCGTAATGCGGTTTCATTATTTCTACCATCAAGAGTTTGTAATGACCGAAAATATATTATTGAGGAAGATTTTCCTATTTTCTTTAACTATTTAAAACGTATCAATTACCCATTTGAATGGATCAATAATAAACGAAGTTATATTTTGTTTACGAGTAATCGTGATTACGATAGTGAAAGATCTACGATTTATACCCCAGCAAAGGATTTCTATATCTACGTAGGAGATGCAAGATAAATCATCAAACATATATCCGTAGGGTAACCCTACGGATATATGCCAAATCATGATGAAGATCGAAATCGGTTGATTTCTTCGTCTGAAGCATTAAGATACGGTCTAAGGGTGTCGATCCCGAGTTCACACACGTCAGGTCCCGTTGTATTATTCCGTCCACCAACGTAATTAATGATTATTTTATTTCCAGGACTTGCCATTACTAATGCTGCCTGAATTTTCTTAATCGGCCCATAATCTGAAAATGTATAGGAAATATCTTTTCGGATATTTAATGTGACGATATTTCCTTTACCCTGAACTACGACAAATGCATGGGTAGCACTTACTCCCTCACGGGTATCATACATTTGATGTCTAAAATTGAGAGGACAATCAACATTAATTGTGATATTTTTATTGTTACAGGGGAAATAATGATGGGTCTGAAGACCATGTTTACCGGATGCCCATGCAATAAAAGTAATATTAAGTGCTTGATTGTTATTTGGATAATCCACAAACAAATTCTTCGCATAAAAATCATCACTATAGAACGAAGTCATTGAGCCAGCAAGTATATTTGGTGATATAGATGGATTATCTGTACTCGCCATCCCCATAGCGGCACCTGATTGAGGAGAATACGGGATGATATAATGTAGATCTCTCGTTATATAGTTCACTAAACTATACTTACTCTCAAAAAGATTCGTCCATGCTTCAGAGTTGAATCGGACGGATACATTTGAAGATTCCGGTGTGTTTTGTGTTCCTTTCACGTAATGTTTATTTCGATCTAAGACGAATCCATCTGCACGTGAACCATCCACCGTATCACTATCGCTACTGACTACCAGCGTGTGTATCCAATTCGCTTTAAGTGGACCTACCCAATATTCAGAACCTGGAATTGGCGCATATTGAGTATAATAGTTTTCAGGTGCCCATCTCTTAACTTGATAATCAATGACTCTAGATTCAAATTGAATAGAGGATCCTGGTTTAAAATTAAAATAGACTTTATTACCCGTACCGAATAATCGGATCAGTGAAATCGGTCTATCATACCCCGCGCTATTTGGCCCTGATTTAAATGTAAAGTTTTGATCAATATTAAAGATGATCGTATTATTGTTTCCATTCACCGCAAATAAGTTAGCCCATTCCATATAGGCGTCACTATAATCCATCGATACGGTATTCGAAAATTCACGAGGCAAGTTAAAGATGATGTGGTTATTATTCCCGTAGAATCGACCATAGACAGAAATTACATCTGCTTTATTCTCACGGTTGATCCCACCATTTATTTGCGTGATTCGATCATCTTTAATCACTTCAATCAACTTATTGTCGATATGAACGGTATCCCCTAATTGACCATTCCGTTCGTTCAACACCGTATTAGTACCAGCACCAGTTAACACACTGGTTCGATACGCTAATAATGTACCTGGTTCAGTAATATGATATCCTCTAAATTTAAAGATCTTTTCTTCTGCGTCCCAATCATATTCATTCCAGTTCTGACTTGGTAAAGGTAAGTTAGGACGGTAATGATAATTCGTTCTTCCCATCATCGGCCACACGACAAGTGTTGCATCATTCTCCCAAGGCACGCGATTAAATTTGACTCGTTTTACCGGTGAGTTATTCTTTCTGACATTATACGGAAAACGTTTTTGATGTTGAGCGTTGTTAAACCTCATGATCTTACGGATATTATTCACTTCCTTACCCGCCCAATTAAATATTTCACCATCTATAGCCATCTCTTCATTCCTTCTATACATTTATTAAACTTATATTACCTATTAGAGAGGATATGTTTTAGCCTCTTTATTGCATTATTTTACATCCAACCTAATGAGGTCACACACTATGCGTTACAATTATTTCCCGATTAAAGTATCCGTTTGTGCCGTACGGCATTGGCTACATGTTCCATTAAAGGATCTCATGCCGCTTAAACGAAGTATCGAATTAACAACAATTGCTATTATTCGTCATTATTTTAAACATCCGTATCAAGGGAATAGAACAGAACTCTTTAAAGATATCCGTTCAGGTGGAATAGAGTTTGAATTCAAATTTGGGATGGGTTACCTAAATGTAACGTTCGACACCTTACCATTCGATATCAGTTTAGATAAAGTCAAGGTACTCTATAGTAGCAGTAAAACATGGAGTAAGTCTTACTTCCCTAGACAGTTAAGAGAGTTTATTCAATATTCTGCTTATCGATATCGACCACAGGCATTTGAACTCTTACAGCGTCATCCTGAATTAGCGCGTAAGTTAGAACGGGTTTATTTCCCAGGTGATCTCGATCGTGGAATGATCAAATACATGAAAGACATGCCTGATGATGATTACTGTATCGCTTTCAGCCATGATGAAAATAGACCGTTCTTTATTGGATTGAAGAAAGATATCCAACATTATCTACACGATCTTAAAACACTTTACCTGGAGCATAAATATGGCCGTTGTTAACGCAATCTATAAAGGGATCTCTCGTAAGGAAGCAATCCCTTCTGCTAAATACGTACAGCAGATTAAAAACGTATTCAATCAATGTATCCAATACCGTAAAACATTAACCGAAGAGAAGAAACGTCCTAAATATTTTAATACACTTGAAATTACGGATATCACGTATCAGTCTATTGGGAATAAAGTATTATATACGTTACATTTGAAAGTCGATGTGATTGACCCAGAGAAAGAGATCCGTTTCCAAGCAACAGTGAATAACTGGTTGAAACGTTATCTTCCTAAACATCTTCTACACGTCTTCGAATATGAAACCTGTGGTAAGGTAGATAAACTCTTAACGATATTAGAGAAAGAACCCTATCGTGTTGATGAAATCAAACGAATCGTACTCATCCCTCGTATTCAATTCGAGAAAAAGGAACAGTTGTTCCAACACGTTCAAACGAATCCGGATAATCTTGTCTTTATCCAAGCATTACCATTAGGTTCATTAGCGCTCTATGGGTTCACTCAAGATATCATGGTAATCGTGAAAGGACGTAACGATATCGATCGACTTGTTGTCAACGATGCAAGTTAAAACTAAACAATGAATAAAAGAGGTCAATCATGAATGAAGAAATCACTCCATCTCAAAATAAAGAACTAAACTTCGTACTCAAACTTCCTGATCTAAATGAGGATTTGATTACACCATTAACGGATGCCATTATGATGGACATCCATCGTCGCACCAACCTTTCACAACTCTATCTCGGGGTGAGTGAGACGCATTTCAAACCACCGTTCTTACATGTTAACTTAATATTTCAGAATGGGAATGAATCTACCATACAAGCAGCCTATGATATCCTAAGACCATTATTCATGTTGAGTGCGATCATGAGTAAAATGACATCATTTCAGGTAGAAAGGTTTCTTCAACGGATCCATCACTGGCATGTTGATCATCCTACCGAGTTACTGATGCCTTACGATCAGATAGATATCAAAATCCCATTGCTGAAAGATTGTGGTAACGACCATCAAGAATTGAAAAAGTTATTTAATACCCCATTAGAAATTCTTGAAAAATATATTAAATTATATTCAACCTCACCTTATTACCATATCGATACCGATGTAACTGAAAAAGATGGAATCCCTTATTTCAATATCTATATTGGGAACTTCTTAAATGCAGTTGGATTAAGTGAGATCTCAAATAAAGGACTAATCGAAGTCACGACTCAAACGATTAAACTCCTTGCTGAAAGCCAGTTACCCATTGTCGAACGCATCATGTACGACCAAGCGGTCGCTCAGGCACTCATCGATCCAGAAGATCCTAATCCAGAAGAAACCGTCAAAGCAATCATGAAAAACTATTATGGAGCTAAGTTTATGCAAGAAGAAAAACAACCTACGAATCAATCATCAGAAGACGATGGGGTTTATCGATTAAAATTCGATGAGAAATATCCTATTCCAAAACCGAATGTCATTATTCACAATCTTCTTCCGGAGTTATTAAGAACGTATCTTAGAAGAAAATGTGATCAATCAAATTACTTAATTCATGATCTCGAGATCAATATCTCAGAAACAGAATTACAGCTTAGTTTCGAATACGCAAAGAAAGATGGGACCAAGTTTAATCGACTTGCCCCTGCATTTGGTGATGTCATGAATAGTAGCTGGGATCCTTTATCCTTAAAGCTTTTCTTCGAAGTACTGAATAAACAGATCCCATTAACGGGTAATGATTTTATCTTTTCGATCCATCAATACTTTGAAGGGAATCCATCCCAGCATGAATTCCCAATAAAATATTTGAAATTCGAAGTGAATTCAGCTTTACAGGATGATACTGAAGAAAATATCCTAAAAGCGAACCATGATCATTATTTTGAAGCATTAAATAAAGTCATTCGGTATCTTAACCAATGCTGTCAATCACCTTTCTATCGTACGGTAACGTCAGTACGCAATAAGGATGATAAATCGAAAATTGAATCGAAATTTGAAGTCAGTATTTATAGTTTCTTAAATGCATTAGATCTTGAAATGATTCAACAGCAAGAATACGTGAAGTCAGCATTATTGGTGCCTTCACTTGAATTAGAATTTAACCAATAAGGAGAAAACATTATGGGATTATTTAATACATTAAAGACAAAATGGTTGAAGTGGATTTCGTCTTCTTCTGATCTCAAAACCGATCAGAAGAAAGAAGTCAAAGATACGTTTGATATCGTCTTTGAATATTCTAACAATGAGAAATATTCATTTGTTGAAGCATACGCGATCATCGAATCTTATATTTACAAGTCATTAGAAAGAAAAGATTGGTATATCCGTTATCAGGTAGATATTGAACAAATTAACGGGAAGGAACATCGAATCACGGTCTTTACGGTGAGAGATGCGAATCACCCTGATGCAAACTACGAACATCGTAAACTAAAATTAGATTTAGATCATGTCCTACGTCAGTCTGAGCTTAAACATTATCTTTCGTTTATTTCGAAATATGGAGTAGATTTCTACGATAAGGTTTCTGTCTTATCGATCAAGATCAATCTTCATTATTTATTTCAAGTCGAAACGTATATTCCGATTTATCAAATTCAAAAACATCGTGATGATTTCTTGAATAAAGTATGGAATGAGGCAAAAGCTCGTTTAATGAAGAATCCGGCTCTTTCCGACGATGTGGAAAACATGGATCATCATGCGATCCGCATGCTCCATGGAACCCAAGCACATGCGGATGGTGCCTATGCGTATATCACGTACCGCATGTTTGTTACCGTGGATACACCTTACCGTGAATTCTTAAATGACGTGACGGAAGCATTAGGTGAAGCGACGAAGAAATATCGTGAACATCCTTATTTCACCATTTACGTAAATGGTGATAAATATGGCGCTAAAGCTTCTATTGAAAACATTTAATTGAAAATATTCAGGAGGTACCCATATGGGATGGTTAAGCCGATTATTTAATTGTCAGAATATGGCAAGTAGGTCCTTTGCGGATAAGAACACTCGATCCGAAACGATGGAAATTACGTTCCATTATGGTGATACGACTAAATATTCGAAAGAAGAAAAGATCGATCGAGTAAAGACGTTTATCATAGACTCACTCAATCGAGAACCCTGGCATCTTAAAAGCGATGTTCGGGTCAGTTTGATGGATGATGATAAGTGTATTATCAAAGTAGATACGTTGATTGATAAAGATCATCCTTATTCGTATTCGAGTTATTTTAATCTACGGATGGAACTAATGAACGTCTTCGATTGTACATCGTCGAGCACGTATCTTCCATTCATCGAGAAATATGGGTTAGACTTTTATTCAAAACTATCGAAACTGATCGTAAACATCGATATAAACGAACACTTTCAGTTAAAACCGAATGCGTATATTCATACGAACCCAAATCATCGATTGGACTTTATCCAAAAACTATGGGATCATTTCAGATCCCATCTTAAAGATAATGTTGAGATATCGGAATGTTTGAAAGAAATCGATTATAATCGAGTTCAAGTTGGTCAGAATACCAGTCAAGACAGAAATGTTGAACATTTCATCTTATCGATCCAAATCCTAGTCGATCAGGATGAGACCCCTATTCTCACTGAAGTTAACCAAGTGGTAGAAGCACTAGTGAATGCGATAACTGAATTACGCAATCATCCTTACTTTATTATCTATACAGAAGGAACAAAACACCATTCTACTGTATTTGTTAAAGAACTATAGTTTAATCAGGAGTATAACTACATGTTTAATTTCTTTAAACCAAAACCAAAACTCGAACGATTACCAGTAACCGGTGAGTTACTTTATCCAGTAAGCCGTACATTTAAAATCAAGAAGATCGATCCGGCGAATCATGATGAAGTCGCTGATATCATCGCGAAATATCTTCATGATCAGTTCTATTCTGAAGACTGGTATCATCAGGTCACAGTTAAACTCTATAATGAGGACGATACGCGAACAACCGTCGAGTATCGAATCGTCTTCATTCCGACAACGAAATCAGATATTCAGTACGTTACTACGATAGGATTAGAGTATCCTGAAAATCAACGGACATACCCGACAGAAGCCTGTATGCAAGTGATCAGAACGTTGACAAACTTAGAGTATCTTAACTATGCTAACGACCTACATCTTATTCGTAAGTATGGAGTAGGGTATAAAGATAAAGTCAATGTATTACGCATGTCTTTCTTGGCAGACGCTGTTTTTGATTTAGATCCGGATACAAAAGTGTATCTTGAGGGTAAAAACTTGACTGAAATGCGGGATAGTGTGGCAGATGCAATCTCTAAATATCTTGATAAGGATTCTAAGTTGTTTGAATATTTCAAACAATTAGTTTCTCCGGCAATCAAGATCTGTCTGGCTAATAATAAGTTTCAGGTTGATATTACCTATCCGGTAGATAACCCAATCTATCCATACAGTGAAGAGATCCAAACGTTATTGTATCGTGCGATCCAATCGTTAAAGGATAGTGGGTTATTTATCTTTGATCATAGTGGTGTAGATTTGCCTATCAAATCAGAGATCCTTTCATTTACGGAGCTTTAACAAATAGCACATCTGATTCCTTCAAGCTATGTGGGTGTATCGTAACACCCACTTATACGTATAACCACATTGTATTGATAAGGAATATATTGACATGCATGTTAATCAAGTTAAACAAATCGTTTCTATCTTGCAACAAGCAGGTGAAACAAATAAAGAAACCCAATCTTGCTTACTCGGCTATGTAGTCGGATTAGAAGCACCGGTTGGGTTAGATATGGGTAATGCCAACGATCAAGTTGAGTGGAATAGTTTCTTCAATGATATTCCAGGTGAGATCAATGAGCACTATCTATTAAACTTGACGTTAGCACAAGATGTAGCGAATCTGACATTACTCTATCGTCAGGCTTGTGTGAACAGTGATGCCAAGTTATCAGACTATGCGAATAAGTTTATCAACTTAACCGGTAAACCATTCGGTATGCTAACCGAGCAAGGTGTTGTTGCACAGATCCGTCAAGTCTTGTCTTCCGTCGTTGAACCACGCCGTGCTCAAATGGAAGAACGTCGTGCTGCTCGTGCAGAAGCAAAACCAGAATAATGATATCATGTATATCCGTAGGATTACCCTACGGATATATGTCCCACCTATAACACATTAGGAGAAACCTAATATGAAATTTGATAATGAAAATGAAGTGATTGCTTTTATACAAGAAAAGGTTAGACCTAAAACATTGAATGGTTTATTTGATGAATCACTAATCTCTTATTCCAATTTAAAGGATCTTGGATGGGAAGATAAGTTATTAGGGATACGTAAAGTTGAGCTGGAATATCAATTTATTTACGATGGGAGATACATCAAAGAGATCTATTATTGTAATTTATATTCAGATAGTTTACGACTATACCAGAATTTATCGTATAACACTAAGTTTGAACTTCACACTATAAAACCAGATGGTGTCTATTTTAGACGATTATCTGATAGTGATGTGATCAAATTGGTTGATCGAACCAAATACCAAGATGTGGTTCAGCAAATCGAACAACATCGAGATATTCTTACTTCACGGTTAGTTCAAACAGCCGATATGGTACCATTTGATCCGATCAAAGTGATTCGACTTTGGTTAGATATTTATCATGCATCCAATGCTTCTCTAATCAAATAAATAAACCATTACCTTAACAGGAGAAATCTATTATGAAAATGAATATGAACAATGCTAAAATCACTGAACGTCGTGTACGTGAATACTTAGACTATGAATTGTCTTGTGACAAATATGAAGATACAGAAGAAGGCGATAGCGCTCGTCTTTACGATGGTGAAAAGTTATTAGACCTCATGGATCGTGAACCGAATAGCTTCGATGATTGGGAAGCATTACGGTACGAACTCTGTGAAACAATTGATACATTAAAACATCGTAGACAATTAGACGATTAACTTTATCCGTAAGGAAGTGTAAGATGGAAGACAATAAATTACAATCTATTGAAGATCAGCTTAGAGCAAGAGAAATCATCAATAAGTACCTTAGAGGTAAAGTCAAAAATGACCATCGTCTTCGTATCCTCTTCTTAGGATGGGAGGATCGTGAACACGGTATTTATAGGATCCGTCTCACGGATCGAAATGCTTCTACTGAAGGGATAGATCGTTACGTGAATCTTTTCTCAACCAATATTCAATTCTATCAGTATCTCTTTGAAAATAAACATTTCCGATATGGTCGAATTAAAGGGGATGAAGTCCATTTTATCCGTCAGTCTGATAATGAAGATATCGTTTTCTTTAAACGTGAAGATAATCCTGCTCTATTTAAGCAATATAAGAACTATAATGCGCAAGTAGAAATCTGGATGTCGTCACTAGAAGATTGGGTACCGGCTGATACATTAGACTTTGCTCAAATGTATATGGACACGTATCTAGAAGAGATAGAGAAGGGATGGCAATGAAATATTATCTTTGGATGTATTTCTGCTTATTCTTAACAGCAGCATTAGGGAGTAATCTAGCAATACTAGTGTACTACCTAGGTTATCCCGGTGGGTCATCATTCATGTTGTTCTTAACGATAGGGATGATGATGTGGGTAAAACGTTGGTGTATGATGCACCAGTATGAAATGAGACATTAAGGAGTAACAACATGTATAGAAAACGTATTAAGAAGACGAAGTTAACTTCATTTGAAGACACGTTAAGAATCGGACATGATTACGCAAAAGCTTCACTAGGTAGAGAACTTACTCCTCGAGAAATTAAATATCTTAAGAGAATGTTCTATGCGAGTAGAAAGGTAATTATGAAGGGGTATGTATCTATTCCGCTTATTCAATTTATGGATCAATTAAATAGTCTTACTCAATCCTTCCAAAAAATATTATATAAGATGACCATCAAAGAATCATAATGTTTCCGGTAGAGTTAATCTCTACCGGTTTATGTCCGAACAGACATAATTCGATACCGTCTAGGTATCGAAAAGTAAAACTTATATAACCTATTAGATACAAGGGATTTACTCTTGTAGGGTGAGGGATAGCGTTCACTATCCCTCTAGGTTAGAACAAGTAACGACTGGAGGACGTATGTCTGATATCATTACTTATCCTTCTCTTCATCGAGTAATTGAAGAAAATTGCTCGCAAGAGGAAAAGGATGCATTTATGGATTTTAAAATCCAAAATGACCTAATCAATGGTTTTAAAGTTAAAGGCGACCCTAAAGAAATAGGTAGTCAAATCTCTGCATGGTTAAAAATCCATGCAAGAGGTAGAAAGGCATACTTTTCCTTAGCGAGCATGGTGATGGATTACTTCTATCATCTCCGCACTTTAATCTTAAACCACAATGGGAATAAGTTAGAAATAATTTAACCACATTAGGATTAAGATCAGTAGTAAAAAGCTACACATCTTTTAATAAGAGTAGGAGAGGAAGGTTATCTTCCTCTCTTATTTTTTTTTCTAAAAAGACGGACATAGTGAGGGACCTTCCCCTCACTACGATTCATATTTCATTCACTACCGCTACGTATCGGTAGACCTTGACACGATATTCGCTATCTTTAGAAAGGGTTTCACCCGAATAGCGTCTTAATACGAGAGTCATATCTCGGCTTAGGCTACCTTTGTCTTCTGACCATACATCTCTAATAAAGTCAAGCAAGGGGATCAAGATACTCTTATCAGGTCCCATTTTAAAATATGAACAGATCTGTCGGGAGCAAACCTTCCATGATACGATCACCTTAGCATGCATAACGATGATCGGTAATTGACGTGACACCTTTGATCACAAGTATCACCACTACGTAAGATAATGCGTATCAGGTAATATTTTACCGAATCAGTAATGCTCAGCAGGACGTTCAAAATAACTATCGTTATCGCGACGTAAACGATTTTTCTCTTTTCGTTTCTGTTTGATATCCAGTAACATCCCATCGATGTTCTTCGATTCCACACCAAAGTAAGAGAGCTTTTCAGTGAGTCGTCTTGCTTCACGTTCTAACACAGGGCGATATAAGCTTCGTTCATTTTGAGCGATCTTTTCAATGATCTCATCTAACTCGACTTGATATTGTTCGATCAACTGTTGTTCACGTGCCCCACTGTCGGTTTTGAGATTACCATCGTCAGAGGCTAATCGCATCACCTTATTACTGTTGATCCCATACCACGCTAAGTTCTTCCCATAGAAGATAAACCATAAAGCTAATAACCATGCCATACAGTTATCATCATGGTTCTGTGCGGTATGGTCTACACGACCTGTATCTAAATCGACTTCTAATGAACGGATCTCATTCGATAATGTTTTATCATAAACGATATTACGACAATATTTAGCACCCAATTGTAATACTTCTTTAAAGAGCATATGACGAGTATTACCGGTTTGGTTGAAACCCATCTTATTCTTATTCTGCGTATAGAATAAAGGAGAGCGTTTAAAGCGAGGATCAGCAATACTCTTGAATTGATCTACCCATTTATCTTTATCTTGCACAATCACGTTATAAAGGCGTTTAAATGGATCTAATCCCAATGCATTAAACTTCGTATAAATCGTTTCAATAAATGTGACAGCAGTCGATTTACGTTCGATAATCAGTGTGGTATTTAAGAAAACACCCATGAAATCGGCTAAGAAGTCAGCGAGTTTAATGACGTCTGCTTCACTTACTGAGACAGTCGCTACGGTTTCTAACGTAGAGACATTTATAATAATAAATGAAGTCGCATCTCGATTCACCGCTTCGGATGTATCGGCACCAATCACACAGTGATTTTGATTCATGTATTGACGGATTTCATTCTCAGGGATATACCACTTCACAATATAACCATTCTTCGTAATTTGTAAGAATAACGGATCTTTCTCAGATTGTAAGATTGCTTCATTCAATTCAGGTGATAATGGAGATAATTTACCACCTGATGTCCAGATATTAAAATAGTCACGGTTGATCGCATCTTGGTCATTGGTTTTTAATGCTTGGATTTTACCACGTAACCATTCATCGGTATAACCTAATTGAAGATGATTAAATGTGGCCCCCACCATTAGGTCATGGTCTTTTGAATTCAACATGACGACTTTATGGAGTTCTTCTTGATTCTGACAATCAAAATAATGTTCAGTCCAATCCGCGGTGTTCATGTACATGTCGTACATGAATCGACCACTACGAGACATCTTATCACCGGCTGTGGTTGTAATGATGGTGCCATAGGGTTCACCACGTTCACGGGCTAAGTCTCGAGCAGCACCGGTTGCCGCTGTTGCTGCAGGCCACACGATATCCATGTATTCAATAAAAGCTGCCTCATCGTATTGCTGGATCGGTGTGGTATTACCACGACCTAACTTATTTGCATTACCGGGTGAGTTTTGACTGATCTTCGTCACTAACTTATTATTACGGGCTAAGTATTCGTAGATTTCTTTTGCTTTACTATCATTCTTAGTACGTTCGAGTGTATACTGCGGTAGGAGATCTCGCATGTATTTGATACGCTCTAAGTTAGCCTGTAATAGCGTGTGGGTTAAGGTTACTAAGATAGTCGCATTGTTAAAACAACGATAATGTAACAAATAGTTGTTGATCATATCGGCAACTACTGATTTACCGGTCTGACGTGGTTGTAATAAGAAGAACGAAACGTTATTCATAAACAACCAGAACATCCCGACGTTAGCACGATGTGCTCTAAAGCGGACAGGTTCACTACCCGCTACTGGTGGAACTAATGCCACTTCACGTAAATAATACCATGGGTTATTCTGGAGTTCTACCCCGATACGTAATTTGAGTTCTTCAGATAAGTTTTCATCGTAAGGGTTTACACCTTGTAATTTAGGGTCATGTAAAGCTAATGGCCATGCCCAGTTCTTGATACCCATCTGGTATAATAATGATGCATAATCGATAAAGGATTTATTCGTGGTGGAATAATCCACGATAGGACCTAATCCTTCTGGTCCACTATTCTCTGCTTTATTCCAATCTTCAGCGAACAGAATCATAATTCATATTTTCCTTAGTATTCAGTAAGATAATAAAGGTACATAGAACGAGTAGAAGGACAAGGAAGAGAGGTATTGATAAGTAGTCTAAATCAGGAGGGTTATGATGGATGAATTAGACGATAATTATTATAGACGCAAGGTAAGACGTAGACGACGTAGAGGAGGATGATAAAGATGTGGATGTTAAGAATACGATTTAGAAATAGAAAAGGCGAACTAACGGAATTACGATACGATCGTAAGAAAGCAGAAGATGCGGTCGATATGCTTTTAAAAGATGAAGTAAAAAATGCAATCACAACCCATTATCGTGATTATCCTTCACCGGTATTAGTGGAAGTAGCTTCGATCAATGGCAATAAAGTTGAATTTAATTATCGAAGTACGATGCGTGGTGAATGGACATTTGGCCAGCTCGTTGCTTCGATCTATGATACATTATTATTTGAAGTAGAACAGTAGAGGAAAAAGAGATGTGGATTTTATGGATTCAGTTTCAGAGTCAAAAAGATGAAATGACTGGATTAAAGTATCGACGAAATAAAATTGAAGATATCGTAGATGCGTTATTAGATCAAAGAGCAAAACATCTGTCAACAGAACATGGTCGACAATATCCTATTTTGATCGAAATATGGCGTCTAGGTGAAAAACAAAGTGAAGTGGATAGCGTATTGTTCTATCGAAATACCATTTATGGAAACCACACTCCAGATGAGATCCGTGCTTCGATTTATGACACTATTCATTTTAAAGAAAAACTCTTAGGGGGAGAATCATGTATAGAAAACGTGTAAAGAAATCTAAGTTAAAAACGATCGATGAAGTCCTTACCATCGTTTCGCAAGATGTAATGGAAGAGGATCAACGAGAACTTACACCCAAAGAATTGAAACAAGTAAAAAAACTATATTATAGTCAACGTAAGAAGATTCTAAAGGGTTATATTGACCATGATGCTCATCTGAATCAAGTTGTTTGTGATATCGTGAACGATGCAGCAAAAGATATTTTAGAATCCTATTGTCAGAGTAATCTTGGTAGAGGGATTATTAATCCTACGGTAACATTCTTCTAAACTTATCCAGTAGAGATACCTCTACTGGACTTATGTCCGATCAAACATAATCCAGTAGTCATAGCTACCGGATTATGGAATTAGCAAATATTTAATAAAAGATCTTATGAATAAATTAACCGTGAACAAAAGGAATATTCACATATAACTTACTAGCTGTAGTAAACTTTTACCGACGTTTTCTTTAGTCTTTATTACATAATGTAATAAAGACTAACCCCAGAACAAGGAAAAAATTACTATGAGCACACAACTTATTCCACCAGGGAAACTCTTTTCCGAGTTGAAACATATTGGGATATCGAATCAACCCGGTAACCTATTGCAGATGCGTGATGACGGGATTTATTACGGGATACAAGCTAGACCTGATTTAGCAGCGCTTGCAATTGACAACGTTAGAGGAAACGATAATAATCCCGGGACTTGGGATAAACCGTTACGTAGCTTAGCGGAAGCATTGAAAAGAATTAAGAACGATAATTCCCCTTCCTCAGCAATTTGGTTACGAGAGAATCAGGAGTTCACATTAGATTGCCCTGAAGTCACTCAAGACATGCATTTCTTTAATATTCCGAATACTCGATTATATTTCAATACATGGACCGATAATCGGATATACCAAAATATCGACCAACCTTATTATTTTCCATCAGCAGCTGCTGATTTTCCACGTGCGAAGATACGATTTAAACGTCGTATAACAAATGATCGAGTATGGTGTTTTAGAGATCGAATCAGTCCACATGTGGTGGAAGCTAGAGGGATTGAGTTTTTAATCGACTGTACAAGCCCTCCCGGTAGTGAAAACTGTGAAGGAAATTTTCCCGGTATCTTTAACGTCGACCGTACAGGGAATTTCATGAGTTTCTCTGACTGTATATTTCGGTTTAATGGAGATCAACGTTTAAATAACCCTCAGACTCGATATCGTGCAGATGCGTTATTACGTGGTAAAAATATTGAATGGAATCATTCAATACTTGCAGATCATGATCGATGGAAACATGATGTGATTTTTTATATTCGTAATCAACCGTCTATAACCGTATATGCAGATAGAATCGGTGAATACATCGGTATGAATGGTAACCGAAACTTTAGAACAATGATCCAATCTGTTGATGATTTATATCGAGTATTTAATCTAGAAAATATTATCTATTGGAGTAGTTTTCCAAATAGAGCATCGAACTATACACCAGGTATTACATTAAACTACAATATCTTCGATTACGATAAAACCCATTATCTATAATGTTTACTTCCGGATAGTGAAAACTATCCGGTTTATGTCTGTTCGGACATAAACCGATACCCTTAAGGGTATCGAAATTATACCTTCATATTACCTAATAGAAGCAGGGTTTTGAACCCTGCTGGGTGAGGGATAGTTGACGCTATCCCTCGATTGTTAACTCAAATTAATTATGGAGGTAATCCCATGACAACTAACATACCGAAGTTCATGAATTTTGGTGAGTTCTGTCAATGGATGAATTCATATTGGCAGGAAGGATTTTCCATCGAAAGAGATGGAAATGGAATTCCGTCAATAGTATTCGTTGACGATTTAACTGAATCAACATAACCCATGGTTATGGCTTAAGTTTCTACGGAAGTTTTCTAGGTTCTTCTGCAAAAATCTAGAACCATACTTTGAAACATATAACATTCAATGACAGGAAAATCAAATATGAACAAAAACATGAATACACTTGCAAAAATCGCTAATATCCGTGTAAGATACTTATTCGTATCGGCTAACGGAAATAAATCGAATCTAGCCGTTAACTTCAAACCTCAAATGCTGCAAGTAACGAATGCCGATACTGGGACATCGGAACTCATTCCAATGATCCTACCAGATTTAGATACTTTACTCTTTGACACCTTATACGGGGATATCTTGAATCAACCTGAGAAGATCGAAGATGATAACATCTACACGCTCATGAAATCACCTGAAGGTCAAGCTATCTTTGATCGAGTCACGGGTGTTATCGTTAATGTGACAGGTGTGACGAAATCTTCCCATAACTTCAAACATGTATTAGACGTGATGAAATCGCGCCATAAACAACTGAAGACATTATCGGGAGTGATCACCAAAGAGATCACAGAAAGCGCGGAAAAAGGTTACATTCGTTAATCAACTATAAGGAGTAATCAATCGTGTTACAACAATTAAAATACTTCTTGATCAAGTTCGAGTTCTATTACGATGGTCAAATCGTTGATACGAAGGAAATCTATCTTGATGGTGAAAAACGTCAACATCATCCATTCTTACTGAATGGTAAAGTACTCGAACAATATTTACCTAAACAAGAAGAGAAGAAACGACATTATCGACTCTCTTGTCGCAATAACGGACACTTACAACAAGTAATGGTGCCGTTAACAAAAGAACGTTATACCGTAGATGATATCTATCGTAACGTATTAACCCAACTTCCTACGTTCTATCCGTACGCAGAACGTAAAAGAACCAAAACTGAAATCAAGAAATTAAAAGGAAACTAAAAATGGAAAAGAAAACTGCAATAGTCATCACTCATAAACAATGTAATGATGGTTTAACCGCTGCATGGGTCGTATACAAACATTTTAATAATCGAGTGATCGATCTAAAAGAAGAAGATATTTACTTCTTAGCGCATACAGGTAAACAATTAGATGATCTTGAGCAATTAGGGTTCTGGCAAAAACTTCATGATCATCCTGAAATCGAAACCATCTACGTGACTGATTTCAGTTTAGATTTTGATCCATTGAATCTGATCGCAACATTGTTTCCACATGTTAAAGTAGTGGAAATCGATCATCATAAAACCGCATTTGAACGTGATCAAGAAACTATGAATATAATCCATGATCTGAAGTTAGCGGGTCGATATGAATCCTACATGGATAACCGCATGAGCGGTGCCGTATTAACTTGGTTATACTTCAATAATGGCTATCGTAACGAAGATACGGATAAACTCAGTCAGGAAGAGCTAGATATCATGCTTGATCAAGAAGTCCCGAAATGGATTCTCTATATCCAAGATCGGGATATCTGGAAATGGCATTATCCAGACAGTAACGCATTCTGCTACACCTTCATGAATATGGGATTATCGTTAGATGATTTGGATCGATTCCTTTATTCTTCAGTCGTGGATGCCTTTATTCAACAAGGTGACTTTGGTCTTCTTGTACACCAAAACCAAATCAATCTTCTCTTAGAAAATACAACCGATATCGTCTATCCATTAGATGGGAAAGTATTGAAAGGAAAAGCCGTGAATGTGAACCAATTCTTTACTTCAGACATTGGTAATCAGTTAGTTCGTCAGAAAGGCGTAGATTTCGCCTTAACGTATTCTTACAATGGTCAATATTGGAAATGTGGATTACGTAGTAAAACAGACGTAGACGTATCTAAGATCGCTGCAGCTTTTGGTGGTGGTGGTCATGCGCAAGCATCTGGCTTTAGCTGGCGTAAGAGTATCGATGAGTTATTAAACGGATTAAAAGAAGGGGTATCAGAATGAAATATAAATTAGTGGTCAAACCGTATCGTAAAGAAGATGATACTGAGAGTCTTAAAACAAAGCTCTTCCCGAATCATTTCGTGGTGGAGTTCACTAACCTATTCGAATTCGATGGTGCCGTAGCCGACTATGCGGAAGAGTTCGTTACTTGGTATCGTGAATCTTCTTATATCCAGATCCTACTTTGTCTCTATCAAGATGATAAAGAGTTATCGAATAGCTTTATGCTGGTTGCGAAGGAACTGGATGATCATACACTCAAACTAAGATGGGAATCCGCGTCTCAACATGTTTTCCAAGCAGTAACAGCAGGTTATAAACATGCTATCCAAGATCCAACGGAAGGGGATCTCTTTAAAATCCGTATCGAAACCGTTAATCGACATGTTGTTCTTCGTGAAGAACAAGGGATCATGATGACATTCCGTTTTGGGGAGTTCTTAAAAGCCTACCGGAGTAATGCCGCTTTAGTGGGTACGATCTTAGATATGGATCCTCAACGATTGCGTATCTATCGTATTCTGATTACGCATCCGTACGAAACTTTCTTGAATCGTGCTTCCGTGATTCAATATAAAGTCGATGATGATCTTGATACTCGTTTATCGGTATTAGATAAAACGATTCGTAGAATGTTAGAAAGTATCGATGAATCCATGGATGCGTGTTACCGTAATCTCCCATGTACTAAAGTATGGACGGCGGGTAACAATGCTTAAAATGTTAGGGGTATCGCTGATCGTGGCGTCCCCTTTCTTCACGATCCTTTGTCTTCTTTTATTAGGTTTTGCTTTACTCTCGTTAGTTAAAGCTTGGTTAAGAGAAGACCGATACGAGTGCTATCGTTATTATCGAAAGGTCAAACGATATCTTATCATCTCAAGTCTCTTTGGGATGCTCTGGTTTGTTGAGATTTATTTCACGCATTAACAACATGAAAATATAGGAAATGAACGATGGAAAAAACACCTGATCAATCGATTATTACGGTTCGTGTTTCATCACGATCCGAGACACAACCCAGTAAGGAATATACCCTCGCGATCCAAGGCTATAATAATTTCTTTAAAGTATTCCCTCGAGAAGAAATACGAACACTCTTCTACGATTCATTGAAACAACCAACGGATACATTTCACATTGAAATCACGAATGAAGAAGGACGTACGCTCTGTGCCGTCGTTTATAATCCGGATATTGAATTATCTGATTTCTTCAACATGGTAGAAGCGAGTGTAAGCGACTACTACGCTCACAATACTTTAGTATCGCTTAAACCCACTAATCAGATAGGAAAGGTCGATTGGAAAAACGGCATTCCACTTTAATCCGACATATAGCGTAGAGGGTATCCTCTACGCTATCATCTTATTTTTTTTTTGATCGATTACCAGCTGCTACGAGATGGTTTAGCCGTTAATGGAACAATAGATTGAAGTTTAAAATCTTCTACGCTATACAGCAACGTATTCAATTCATCTAGCCCTTCTACTCCGATACTGGTTTCGGTATCCCCTTCTTTGATTTCATAAGGTGATTTTACACCAGTGATCGCTTCGACTTGTTCTTGACTCCATCGCATGATATCTAATGATCGTTCAGAGATGTTTTTCTCATTCCCTGTATCTAAGAACAACTGATAGATCCGTGTCTTACTATCTTGACCTAAACGGTGGATACGACTAATCGCTTGTTCTAAGATATACGTCCGATATGGACTGTTGATCAAGATCATGGTATCTGCCATGGTTAACGGTACAGCTGTACTTAAACTGTTGTACGTCGCAATCAATGGGTTCACATCGGGATTCTTATCAAAAGAAGACACGATCACATTGAGATCTTTATTCGTTTTACTGTAAACTAATAAAGGATTCAAGTCTTGATCTTTACAGGCTTTCATCGCGGTTTCTAATACTTCCACGAATGAGGTAAACACCACGGTTTTCTTCAATGTGCTTTGACAGATCTCACGGAATGGGATGTATTGACACATCGCCACATGTGCATCAACCCGTGCTTTTCCTACCACACGACCTAAACATTCACCTTGTATCTTTAAGGTGAGATATTTGATGATCGGTGCCACTTCTCTGAAACGTTTCACGTACGTCATGTTCGGTAAAGAAGGTTCGATCTTATTCTTCTCGTATTGCTTGCAGTAAGCGACTTCATCTGGAAGGAATCGAATATCGCCACCACTCTTTTGGATCGTACGAACACAGTCAAGATAGCGTTTATAGGCGGCTTGATCTCTAAACCCTAGGCTGCGCTCATGGATTTCAAGACATTCTTGCCAAGTGGCGATATCTTCTTTCTCACGATCTTTATAATACTTCACGCGTTCAGCGATAAAGACGTTCATTTGCTCACGGATAGCCGTTAAGGTGAACTGTTTCCCATTAGGGATCTTCACCCCTTGAGTGATCATCTCAGGTTTATCTAACTCAAGACGTTCTTTCGTGATGACGAAAGACATCAGCCCTAAACGATGTTTGATGATATCTAAACCTTTCTGAGCACTATTCCCAAAGATCTTCCGGAACGCATTTTCTGCTTCTGGGGTAAAGGATGGATCGATTGCTCTTAATAAAGGAATCAATTCACTCCCCATTGCTTTAAATGGGGTACCTGAAGCATGGATTACATTCTCACTTCCACTCATGCGTACTAGATCTAACCAAGCTTGAGTCCGAATCGATTTGATATCATTCAAATTATGGGATTCATCTAATACCATGGCATACTTGAATTTACCAAAGCTTTCTTGATGGTGAACTTTAGCTTTCTCGATCGCTTCGTAATGATAGATGAACAATTGTGTATCGGGTTTAGGCTCATCATTCATCGCACTGTTCCAGTATTTCAGTGGTTGTTTGAAATGCTTAAGCATATCGTCCACCCAAACGCGTTGTAACGCATTTTTAGGACACACGACGATGATTCTATCGACTCCCGCTAACGTCGCTGTAACAAGCGAAATATACGTGTTGTGTGTGACGATATAGTCCTCGATCACAAAGAGTTCATCGGGATCATCGATTTTAATACAACGTGTATTACGAGTACCCGCTACTTGAATCGATTTTAACCATAATCCTTGACAATGGAAACCATATACGGTAGAGACGATCCAGCCATCTTTGTTTTTCTCAAGATGACTCACATCGCCTTTCGCCCAATAAAGACGCTGTAGCTGTCTTGCAGTCGCTTCATCTCTCAGATACGTGTCTAATCCAAAATTATCGAGATCATTATAGACATCTTCACGGAGTAAGATCTGATTGATTTCACGTGTTACATCTTCGAAATCTTTCACCACTAATGGGATATGAAGGTGTTCACCTTGTTTGAATCGTTCCAATAATTCACTAAATGGTAAGGTCGTGTGTTTACCTTTCTGATCCACGATATTCCATAAGTGGTCGATATCACAAATACAGCTTCGTCCATCTTCAAAGATCAGCTTATACGTAGGACGATCCACATGATCGTAGATACCTGTTACTTTCGTTTCAGTACCTTTAGGCGTAAGGATGATATCTCCTTCTTTGAGATAACGGATCTTTCTCCAACCACCTGGGATTTTGACTTTCGTATCTAAGTCTAATGCCTTACCACTACCCGGAGTCCCATTTAATAATGCACCACGTAAACGATAACGAGTAGGGGTGTGATTATAATAATCTAACCATTCTTGTTGGAAAGATTTAGGCGAGTAATTAAATCGATCTAACTTCTTCATGTCTAATCGATCTAATACCGGGTTCTCACTGATCACATCTTTATAGAATGTTTGAGTCTTTAACTTCTCTACGATGTCCCGTATCGTACGGATAGGAAGGTAATGTGATTTCTTCGGTGAATTCACTAACGTTTCAAAAATATAAATCACATCGATCAAGAAGAACTTATAGAACTCCATCTTACTCGATGTCAATGATTTAAACATGTGTTTTTCGATCACACTGGTTTTCCAGAAACGGGAAATAAAGTTCGCCATATCGGTCGCATTAAATCCCGTGATGATGATCGTTTGTTCGGTTTCAGTTACCTCGATACCGAAGAGGTTACGTATCGTACCAAATATAGACATCTTTTTACCTCTACTCTGCAACGGAAACCATCGTGTTATTCAACGCGGTAAATTGACGATTCAATAACGCACATTGACGACTATAAAGACTAATACAGAATTGAGAATAATAGACAGACGTCATACTGCCATCTTGTAGGAAAGAGACCAGTGCTTTACCAAATGACTTACGGTCGTTCATCTTCTCGTTTAGTTTATTCTTCTCAATTAACTTATCCAATCCTTTCTCGTTTAATACAAAGCCTTGTGAGATCAGATCATTGTTCTCATTAGTTAAGAGCTTACGATTACGTTCGATATCGGCTAAGAGTTCTTTAATCGCAGCCATATACGGTTGATATTCTTTCTCAGTCAGATAAAGCTCTTGATACGCCATACCTTTAAATGACGCACTATCCGTGATCTTAGGAATCGCTTTACGCAGTTCATCACGTAAGGTAAACCATGGGTTACGGTTCTCTACTTTCGCTTGACTGATCATCAAATAGAAACGATCGGTAAAGGGTCCTTTGAATTCAATCTTCTTAGCCGCTAAGATATCTTTACATTTATCACGATAAACACTACCCATCTGATGATAATACGTAGACGCATCCACACGACTGAATTGTTTCGCATAATCGGAAACCGTTGCTTCAAAGACTTCAGGATGGAAGATCTCACGCATCTTTAATGCTAGACTTAAATAATGATCCGCTAAAGATTGTTCATACTTCAAAAGTTTAGGATCTAATGGTTTAAAGGCTTTATTAAACGCAAATAAACGCCAGTCCTGTTCACGAATCGCAAACACAAATCCATCTTTTGCCACTTTATCGTAATTCACTTTTCCATCTAAGATCAACTTCATGCGTTTCTTCAGATCTGCAACAGTATTCACATCTTGAAGGAAATCTTTCTTTCCAACCGCTTCTGCAAATTTTTCACATTTGCTTTTAAACTTCGGATCTTGTTTTACTTTCCCTTCTATTAATAAAGACGCTTCATCTTGTAACGCATCTGCCGCTTTCTTCACCACCTTTTCTTTCGCAAAGATATCACCAATAAGATGACGGATCTTGGTAGCGAATTTAGATAAGAGTTGACCAAAGGTACGACAAGCCGATAAGAACTTTTCCCAGATCGCTTTTAATAAGTCGTAGATTTTAGACGCTAATGTTTTTAATCCGTCGATGATCCCTTCATTTGACACGTATTGACGATAAGGATTATCTAAGTCAACCGATTCCATAGAAGGGATATACGTGGAATAACCTAAGATCGATTGTTGGGTAAGATGACGGTCGATATTAACCACATCTCGAATATCATGTTCTAATGCATGATGAAAGTCGGTGAAATTAGTAAATGATTGGTTCATTTTTGTTCCTTTGAATATACATCGATCTTAGTGAGATTACGCTTGATATTGCGCCATCACATCCGCCATACGACCTGCTGCTTCTACATTCTGAGAAGTCATGTGGTTTACCATGGCGTAGAACTCGACCTGTTCTGCTACGCTATAGATGAGTGAAGAAAGCGTTTGCATGACACGGCTGTTCACTAACTGGTTATTTTGGTTAGAACGCATCAAGTCAGAAAGGTGACCTAAGTTATCGTTTAAGATCTTCACGGATTCTTTTAAACTCGCCACATGAGCAGATTGTTGATAATCAACTAATTCTTTCATGTTCTCAGCATATTCTTTCACTTGTTTCATATTGCCAAAGGCTTTATGAAAATCAATCACGATATTCTTACCGGTTGGTTTATAATGCTTCGCTAACTCTTTCTTGAACTTATCGATCTCGACAAGATTGATCTTGTGATTATGGGTTAATGAATTTAATAACGCTGGGTTATTGATTAATTGCCCCACAAACACATTGAACGGTTTGACTACATTGGTTTCGATATAAACCGCTTTATCATTCGCTTCGATTAATACTTTTGTATAATCCGCTAGGTTACCATTAAACCCTTCGATACAAGGAACTTGGTATCGTTTCAATTCAGGATACCTCGCTTTCTCCGTAAACGCTAAGATGGTCTCTGCTTCTTTATAAGGCGATAATCCACGTGAACCAAAATAAGCGGTAATCGGATTTAATAGATTCGCTGTAAAAGTTTTCGCTGTATCGACCATGCTACTGAACTTGCTGACCGATTTAGAGGTAGAATAGTTTTCATTCACCTGTTCTAATGCGACAAATTGACATTGAAGGTGAAGGTCTTTTAATGTAGGTTGAGTACTCATTTGAATGAACCTTATTTGTAATACTTATTTTTAATTATTTTTTCGAAAAAATGCAGGTGACGATTAAGTACAAATGCATAGAATTTCAAAGAAACTATCCTATTCGTTTGTATGCGTAACCATTTAAATCAATATTTAGAGGAAAATTAAAAAATGAGCAATCCATTAATTAAAGTCATGGCAGTGAAAGGTTTGATGAAAGAAGCGTCTCCTGTAAAACCCGTGATCAATATTGGAGGTATCTTCGATATCTTTAATCATGTTCCCGTAAAAGGGAAATGGGGGAATGTGATCGTCAATGGTGGGTGTTGGCCGTCTACGGGGATCAGTGGTCCAAACAACAGCTTTAAGTCAACTATCAGTAAATATATCTTACTGAGTATCTTTGACCGTTGTATGAGTAGTACGGGGTTAAGTTTCGATACGGAAGTGAGTGGTACTGCAGCGTATCGTTATACGCAATTAGCACAACGCTTTGCCCATGCAAAAGACATCGACTTTGAAGACACCGATCGATGGATGTATACCACCAACGTAGAGACTTACGGAGATGAGTGGTGGCAAGCCGTAAAAGAGTACTGCGATGCAAAAGTGGATGCAGCAAAAGAAACCCAATGGACCACACCGATGGTGGATAACGATGGGAAATATATCAAAGGGTTTATTCCTACCGTTGCAGAATGTGATAGTCTTTCTTCTTTAAATATTAAAACCGTAGAAGATAAATATATCGACTTAGCAGCCGGTGATGCGAAGCGTAACATGGAAGACATGGCGAACATGAAAGCCAAAACGAAGATCATCCGTGATATGCCGGTGGTGTGTAACCGTAGTGGACTATACGTGGTGTTTACCGCACATGTCGGTAAGAAGTTTGACCTTGACCCTTATAACCCATCGATGAAACGACATCAAGCTCAGAAAGGTAATCGTACCATCAAATACGTCCCTGAACAGTTTGACTATCTTATTAATAACCTATACGATATTAATGATGCTCGCCCATTAATCAATAATAATACAAAAGCTCCTGAATTTCCTCGTCATCAAGGTGATGATGTTGCGGGTGATACGGACTTGATGGAACTCACCATTACTATCTTACGTGGTAAAGGGGGTGGTACTGGATTAACGTTCCCATTGATCTGTTCACAGTCGGAAGGTGTGTTGATGGAGTTATCTCAATTCTGGTATCTTAAATGTTGGAAACCAGATAGCAAATCACCAGGTTGGGGTTGTGAAGGTAATCTTCAAAACTATAACTTGATCATCTATCCAGATGTGAAACTCAGTCGTACAACGGTACGTGGTAAGATTGATAGCGATCCTAAATTGCGTCGTGCATTACAGATCACCTGTGATCTTCTCATGTTACATCATATCGATCAAATGAAGATCCCACGTGAATACCGTGATCGTTTATGCGATATCGAAACCCTTTATAAAGATATCAAGGCATTAGGGTATGACTGGGATGACATCCTTGAGAATACCATTGGGGAATGGAAGTTCCGTGAAGAATGTCAAGAGAAACCAACCTTAACCATCTATGACTTGTTAAATATCCGTGCAGGTGTTTATACCCCATATTGGAAACAAGAAGGCTGGTTAAAAGAGAAACGTCAGGATATGACACCATAAAAGGAACATGGTTCATGTATAAGATCTTAATAGCGGGTAGTCGGGGGTTTACCGACT